GGGATCACCTTACCCGATGGGCGGTTCTGACGCTGGTCGTTGGTGACCTGCTTGACGTGCTGCGGCAGCTTGTTGATGGTCAAACAGGGACGCGCGTTGATGGTCTGACCCTGAACAGCACCACGGGTGGCCAGAACGTCAGCAGGCCACTGCCATTGGTTATCCGGGGAACCTGCGTAGAACCGCAGATCGTCGAGTTGGTCCTCACGGTTCTCCGAGTAGGCGTCAATCGCCATCATCAGGCGATCACGGGCGGTGGACAGCAGATCGGTGTCACCACCTTTGGACTTTTCGGGTCCGTTTTTGGCGACGTTACCCGCCGCCACCATTCCGGTCATTTTCATGCTTCCAGCACTCCAAGAACGTGAGCTTCACGCATCACGAGATACTGCGTATTCTCATGCGAGAACTCCTGCCCGATGGAGTCCCCGAAGCAGACTTTATCACCAACCCTGATGTCTTTGGCATCGGGTCCAGCGGCCAACACGGTGCCAAAACCCGTCTGCTTTTGACGCAGCAACAGGAAAAGCTCATGCTTCTCCAGATCAGGCTCGACGATCAGGCAGTCTTGAAGTGCGGTCAGGTTCATTCTGCGGACTCCTCAACCGGCGTCTGAACCGGCACAAGGCCCATAGAGGCCAGCGCCGCCTGAGCATCACCAAACCGCACCACACGCGGCCACGTTACGTCGTTGACGATCTTGTCCAGCTCCTCGTCAAAGAAGAAGCCACTACTGACGTAGTGGGTGGTGACAGTTCGATCCGCGAAGTCCGCGTAGGCCGCAGTGAACAGACCTGGGAAGTCAGCCTGCGCTGCTGCTTGGTCTGCTGCTTGGATGATGACTGTGGCGAAAGTTGAAGATGACATTGGTTCTCCTAAGTTAAAACACCTGCACGGCACCATAGTACATGGCCGACACGGGGGCAGAGCCATAATAGGCAGCGGTGACATTGATGTTCCCGTAATACACCTGAGATGATCCTGCAGGCGCTGCCGTGAAATACACGTTCAGGTTGTTTCCGCCGTCAACTGAGTTTGCGCCTACATAAAACTTGTTGGTAGTAGGGATTCCAATATCCTTAACGCTCAGGTAGTCGATTCCGCTGGTTTGATTCGCGAGCGATATGGTCCTCCGCGTGCCTGCTAAGGTACTCACAACAGTGACTGTGTTGCCAGAGGTACCCGTTATAGACCAAGTACCCACCGTCTGATCTGAGGAGAGCGAGATAGTGTGCGCTACAGTCTTTGTAGACGCTAGTTCCGTAAAGGTATTTGCTCCAGATATCGTTACTGTAGACGTACCTGTGCTACCACCAATAGTGAGCTTGTTGTAGGACTGGGCCCCGCCGGTAAACGCCCTTGCCGTAGTTCCAGTGTAGCTGAGAAGTATGTCCGCAGTACCTTTATTGAGGGTAAGTCCGGTACTCACGACGTTCCAAATAGTCCCCAACCCACTGAGCGTCCATAACCCAGACCCCATAAGCAGGGTTCTGGTATTGCTTACGCTTGAAGCAAACGAATTGCAAGTTACGTTGTAGTTTTTAGCGTCAATTGTTCCTCGCGTGAGCGTAAGGCTGCTTGACGACAAAAGCGCGGAGCCTAGCTGAAATGTCCCTAGGGGCTTGTCTACGGCGATAGGGAACGTAGTGGCCGCGCCGTCAGGCGTAAAAGTTTGCGTCCCTCGCCCCGAGAATGTCACCGCCGCAGTACCAGAGACGGTTACGTTTGAGCTAAGGATGAAGCTATCGTATACAGTACAGGCGTTTATACTGATAGCTATCGCATTAGTGCGGTTAGAAAAGTCTATCCGCCCCATGCTGTAAAAGCCGACGCTTAGCGTGCCAGACGGGGTGCAGTTATTGTCTACGATTGCGGTGTCTTGCGCCAGCGGAAAGTTGAGCGCGCTGGGTGTACCGCCAGAAGTAAGCGCCCAGTCGGCTGCGCCAGAACCCCAGACTGTTCCAGAGCCAACCCTATACACTGTTTTTGGGGATGGGAAGTTAATACCTGTGTTGTTTCCGCAATCGCCCGCGTAGGCTGGGGTGGCCCCAGCAGCCGCCCCAGAAAGCGTTATGTCTCTGAAATCACAATAATCCGCGCTTATAGCATTAGCAATAATAGTGCGTGCAGTGCCTACAAGATCGGAAAATAGCCCGCAGCGAGTGCCTATTGAAGTACCTACACAGGTTAGGGTCCCATTGATAATCTGAGCGCCGCCAAATGTGAAAAGAGATAGTCCGGCCCCTAAGTTAATAGACAAATTGTTGAACGTGTTTCCGCCGTCGGAAATAGACCTAGTTACGGTACTGGTGTTGGAGAACGCAACATTGTAGAAGGTATTCCCGCCTCCAGACAGTGCAGCGCTAGACCCAGACAGCGTTATCTGTGACGTCCCGGCGTCAAATGTCAGGTTTGACGCTAATATAAAATTTACGGCCGTACTCGGACTAGATAGCGTTACACTACTGGATCGAAGTAGAATAGTGCGCGCAAGAGAACCACTGGAGGTTAGAGACTGCGCGGAAACAGCATACCCTGCTGTGTCAAAAGTGCCAGAGGTAATGTTGATCGTCCTATTTGTGGCAGTTAGCGCATCCCCTAGCGTTAGAACAATACCTACGCCGTTTACAGTGAGTGATGAGAACGTCTTACCGGCTGTGATGAGCGTCCCCGTGCCAGTGATTGTGACAGTTCCACTATGGGAATACGTCATACCAGCAGATAGCGTTACGCTACCAGCGACTGAAATCGAAGCAGAGCCCGTAATAGTCCCGGTAAACCCCGTGCAGGTAATAGACTTTGCACCGGTGTTACCCGTAGCGATCGTTACTGTGCCGGTAGAAACTCCATCAAAGTAAACGTCATCCGCCGTAGTCGGCACAGTCTCACCGCCAGCCCCGCCAGACGTAGCTGCCCATTTCGTACCGGCAGTGCCATCCCAAGAGGCCGTACCCCCAACCCAATATCTTGCGGCCATAGTTATACCCCCTCTGGTTCGCTAGCTCCCGGATCGTTAGCCGGGGGATTTTCTACCATAGACAGCCAATTGCTCAACCTATCAGCCTGCATCGCATCAATTTGGTCTTGGGTATACCCATGCGATTCGAGTAGATACAGCGCATCGCGGAATACACCATACTTAGTGTCGAACGAAAAGTCAAGTTTCAGCATGATCAGGCGATGATATAGAGGGTGTTGGGGTCTGGAGAACCGGGCAGGGATGCCACGACGGAAACCTTGACAAGTCCACCACTAAAGAGCGGCAAGTCACCGCTCCCTAACAGGGTCGTGCTGTTCACAGTCTTGATGCTAGTTCCGGAAACCAATGTAGTCTGCAGGCCGCTGCGAACGTCGGCGATAGTCGCCTTAGCGTTAGCGCCGGACTGGACCAAAGGAACCAGCTCGGTGCCAGCCAGAGGGGTCGTAGCGTTAGGCAGGGCGGAAATTTTGGTGTCAGCCATTATCAGGACTCCAGAATGAAGTAGCCACCAGTCTCAGTGACGAAGTAATCACCCGTTTCGGTGAGTATACGGTTTGTAGCTACAATCAGGGCACCGATGATCGCCAAGTGCGGCGACACGCCCACCGGGATGCCGTTGCGGACAGACAGGAAACTCATTTCTTACCCTTTAATGCGGTCTTCTTCGCAGCCTCACGCTGCACGGAGTAGGCGATGGCTACGGCTTGACTCTGAGGCTTGCCGCTAGCTACCTCGGCCTTGACGTTTTTGCGAACCGCCTCCTTGGACGTACTCTTGACGAGTGGCATGATCACGACCCCATCCAGCTAGTTGATGCACTGCCACCGTTCTGAGCGTTGACACGTCGCGTGATCGGTGACTCACGATACTCTCGATGGGCTATAGGATACGCGAAAGTGACTGCAATTGCATCTGCCGCGTCGGGGGAGGCGAGTCCACGAGCCTTCATCTCTTTCTTGCTCTCGAGCGCAATCGCACCCGACGAGTCAGGCTTCTTCATCGGCCCGATCAGGTCATTCTTCAATGACCGCTCGTTCGGGATGCTGGCGGTACGCAGCCACTCGCGCATGGCTCCCCAAATCTCCGCCCTTTTGTTCTTCCACGCAGCCGGGTTCTTCGCTTTCCAGCCGAAGTTGACGCCTCTCACCCTGTACTTCTGCTCCGTCAGCCGATCCAGCACCCCGTAGCCCAGACCACCCTCGTCGATCACGGTCAGAGCAGGTCGGTACTCCTCGATGGCGTCGATCACATGCCCCACGGTGGTCATGGTGTCGTCACCCCTGAACCGCTTGATGGCGATGATGTCACGCCCCTGGCGCACGGCAATCACGGTGCTGTCCATGCCACCACGGGCAGGGTCCACGCCGATGACGATGGGGGCAGTCATGTCCTTGTAGAGTGGTCGCTTCATGGCATCGTCCACGATGTGTGGCGCTATGAACTGGTCCTCGCCGCTCTTGGGGAAATCACCGTAGACCTCAACCCGGGCCTCGTCGCTGTCTTCACCGTACTCGTTGATGATCTGCTGGTAGATCGACTTGTCGGTGCCCTCGACGGTCCTGGCGTCGATCTTCTCGCTCTCCCAAAACTCCCGCTTGTTGCCGTCGACAGCCTCGTAGAAGTACCCGGTGTTGCGTCGACCGTTGGAGAACGCCAGCCAGTACCGATCAAGGATGTTCTCGGTGAAGAAGCCCGCCGCCACCGACCAGATGCTGTCAGGGATACCCGATGCTTCATCGAAGATCACCATCATGCCATCCATGTTGTGGACGCCAGCGTAGGCATCAGGATTCTCTTCCGACCAGAGCTTCCCTTCAGCACCCCAATAGCGCGTACCCTTCTTCAGATCCCGTTCCACCAAGGT